ATTGTCGCGCAAGACCTTAAGCACGCCTTGGATCAGCGCGCCTACGGCCTCGACAATCTTAGGCATCTCAGTAATGATGGCTTCCAGGAACGTATCCAGCAAAGCCACAAATGCTTCCAGGAGCACTGGTGCGTTCTGAGCGATAACACCCAAGAAGTTGACCAGGCCTTCGCCCATCTTGAGTGCTAGCTCAGGGATGAACTCAATTAGACCTTGGAAAGCCTTGAGGATGACCGCAATACCTGCTGGGCCCGCAGCTGCAAGAGCCGACAGACCTGCCAGAAACGCACCCATACCCAAACCGGCTACACCAAGGCCGACACCGATACCCGCTGCTGCGACACCCAAAGCGATTAGACCTGGGATTGCAGGAGTGACAAGCATACCTGCGACACCAATGACGGCCAGGGAAGCAGCTAGAGCACCAAGGCCGAATGCCAGGTCTTGCCAGGTGATTCCGGCCATAGCCTGTACGGCCTTGGATAGAAGCATGATGCCCACAGAAGCAACAGTGATTGCTGCCGACCCTGCGAGTGTGCCAGTCATGAGAGCCAGACCGCCAGCGAGGATGCCGAGTGATCCAGCAAGCCCAGCCAATCCCTTGGCCAGCTCTTCCCAAGACATGGTGCTCATGTTTTTGATGGCTTGACCAATGACGATCAAAGCGCCACTGAGTACTGTGAGCGCACCAGCCTGCATGACCATACCCTTGGGCATGACACGCATACCAGCAGCGATAGCCACCAATCCGCCAGCGACGCCCGCTAGACCTTTGCCCATCTCGAGCCAGCTAAGACCTGAGAGGTTGGCAATAGCCAAATATAGAAGGTTGAGTGCACCAGCAATAGCCACCAAAGCCGCTGATTGGAGCACCATACCCTTCGGCATGATTTTCATCCCAGCGGCAATAGCGGCTAGGCCGCCTGCTACACCAGCGAGTCCCTTACCCATCTCGGACCAATCAAGGCCTGAGAAGTTCTTAACCGCCAAATATAGAAGATTGAGTGCACCAGCAATGGCGATTAGAGCAACACTCTGCAGAGTCATACCCTTCGGCATTACTCGCATACCTGCTGCTACAGCACCGAGCGCACCTGCAACTCCAGCCAGACCTTTACCGATCTCATTCCAGTCCAGAGTGGACATGACTTTGACCGCTGCGGACAGACCAAGCATTGCGCCAGACAGCAGCACAAGCGACGCTGCCATAATCGGAACCTTGGCAAATCCAGCAGACCCACTGATCTTGACCAAGACGGCCATAGACGCTAGTAGCTCCGTGAATGCCGCCGACATCGCAATAAGCGAGCCCTGCAACTTATCAGAGTCAATCATGCTCAGAGCAATAATCGACGCAGTCAGTAGAGCGACAGCGCCTGCGATCTTGAGCAAAGTGTTTGCCTTGATCGAGGTCTGCATCGCTCCGAGAACACCAGTCAAGCCTTCGAACGACTTGGTGATGCTTTTGAGAACACCTCCGCCGAAGTCGAAGTCCATCCCTCCGGAAAGGAACTTCTTGACTGCAAGTGCGATCATTGCCAGGAAGCCGGTGTTGAACAGGTCTAGCACAGAGTTGAAGTTGCCTGCGCTGAACGAGTCCTTGATAGCTTCCCAGAGGCCTTTGAACGAATCACCGATCTGCTGAACCAGAGGTTGGATGAATTTCCAAACCTTCTTGAAGAATCCACCAATGCGATCGAATACTCGTCCTAAGCCTTCGAAATTGTCTTTGACCTTCTGAATAAAGTCGCCGAACGAGAAAGCTGTATCTTTGTCATAACCACTGAACAGGTTCTTGATGTTCTTGCGGAAATTCTCCAGGAACTTGAGCACTGCTTGCCCGCGTTCCTTCAGGTCAAGAGAGTCAATGAACTCCTTAGTATTATGGACGACCTTGTTGATGACGTCCGCAAACTTCCGAGCGACCTTCTGACCCTTGACAAAGAAGTCCTGCCAGATGAACCCTTCCTCGACAGCCTCATTCAGGTTGAAAATCATGTCACCGATGCGGGCAATGAAGCCCAGGATGTCATGATCGCCTAAGTCAAGTTCGTCGAAGAACGCTTTGACCCATCCAACAACTCCGGAGAAGATTGTACCCGCCAGCTTGAAGATCGCAAAGAACCCTTGGAAAATTCGCTTGATCTTGTCTGCGGTATCTGCTCCTATTTTGAGCCGTTCAGTAAAGTCTTTGAATCGAACGGTCAAAGCATATAAACTGTCAGCTGATTGCTTCGGGAAGAGCTCCCTGAACGCATCTTTGATCGGCTTGAGAATCGCAAGCAGCGCCTTGATAGCGTTTGTGATGCCATCGATTAGAGCCTGACGACCCCCGAGATCTTTCCAGCCCTGCAACATCTCGTTACGAGCATTGGAGCTCTTGCTGATGTAGTCACCAAGCACATCGGAGATACCAGTGAATAGAGTCTTTGCCTCTTCGAAGTCGCCAAAGACAATCTGCCAGGTCTGGGTCCATCCGGAGCCCACGGCCTCCTTGGCGGTGTCGATGAGCTGGGTTAGAGACTTGACCTTGGTGGCCGCCTCCTTACCCATCTCGCCCATCTTCTGGATCTGCTTGATCTGCTCGGCGTTGTAACCCTTAGCCTTCAGCTGAGCGTCGGTCAGGTCACCCGTGAACCCCTCGAGGGTTGTAGTCAAGACCTCGGCGGTGATCCAGCCATCCTTCAGGGACTCACGGAAGTTGTTACCCTTCTTGGTCCACTGATCGAACGTCTCCGACATCGGGACGTCCTTGATGGTCTTCATAGCCTTGCCCGTTTCGAACAAAGCTTCTTGGAAGACCTTACCGCCCATACCCGCGTTTACAACCGAGTTCCAGTCCTGCAGCTTGACGGCTCCGGACGAGATGGCCTGTGAAAGCTGGTACATAGCCGTGGAGGCTTGCTGACTGTTCGAGCCAGCGATAGCTGCAAGGTTTGCGATACCTTTAATCGACTTGACCGAAGTGTCCAGCTTGACACCGGCAGCCGTGAATGTACCGATGTTGCGCGCCATCTCAGAGAAGTTGTAAATCGTCTGATCGGCGTATGTATTCAACTCATTCAAGGAAGCGTTGACGTCATCAAGCGTCGCACCCTCTGACTGAGTATTGGCGAGCACTGTCTGAATAGCATTCAGGTTGGTCTCGTATTCACGGAAACCATCCATGAGTGAGCCGATTGACAGGGACTTGACGATTCGCAAGCCCGCATCTACGGCTTTGTTTGTGATATTGGCGAGCGCGGTAATGGCAATAGTAGACAGCGCTAGGAATTTGGTCGAAACGCCAGAGACAGCTTCAGCCATCCCACCCATCGAGAACTTGCTCGCTGCGGATTGGAGATTACCTAGCCCCTTCTCCTGCTTGGAGAAATCAACGGCTCTTCTTCAGGCCATCGAGGCTGCCCATAGTAGTGCCGAGGTTTTGCTCGAACTTACGATTGTCAAAACTCATATTGACAATGCGATCATCAACACTACTCATTATCGCGTCACCTCCTTCCACACATCATTACTCATTTTATCGAAGACTGGTCGTAAAGCTGGATTGATGTAATCTCGGCCATAGACATGACCTCCATTGCGAGTTCCATGCCCGTATTGGATAAGGATCGCGACTGGAGCGCCGCCTTCCATATGGCTATTAGTCCAAGTTATGGAAGCAGCAGAGCCACTTATCTTGATTTGATATGACCAAGAATATGCTGTGGCTCCACTGTCCATAGGTGTTGCATTAGAGAGAGCATTCATGCCTTCAATCGCGTAACGCTCGAGAGATCTGTACATCTCGCGTCGCTTGAATCGCTGAGCGAATGCTTCAATGTTTTTGAAGGAGCCAGAGGTCGTGATTTTGAACATGGCATCCTTTCAACGGTTAAACTGTGTCTTTGACTGAGATAACACATTCGGAGGAGCGACTTGTCGTTGGATCACTTAATGTTACTGTGAAATCGCCCAAAGTAGCCGTAGATGCCGCAGACATAGTTGTTCCAGACAGACTTACACCGTCCAAATATGTTCCGGTGACCTGATATGGAATTTCTACATTTCCTCCACGACGCAATTCAATATGCGTTGGAAGAGGTGCATAAAAGTCATTATCGACGAAATCCCAGCCCATAGTTACTTGGGAACCGAATGGGAGAATATGAACTGTAGCTCCATCGGGTGGTGTGTACCCATTTACATGGATACCATCTGAAGTGTCCACTACAATCGAGTTTATTACTTTCTGGTTTTTAACGAGGACCGCACCTATTGCTGTCATCCGTGTATCACTCCTACCTTACATAATCCAGAACCGCCCGCTCCTGAAACTGCTTGGCAATTAGTTGCTCCGGTATCTACTCGTGCTCCCCCGCCGCCACCGCCAGGAAAAGCACCACTAGTAGCAATTGCTGTATTATTAGAAGTCGAGCGTCTATATGCACCATCTCCGCCATTGCCACCATAAATCGATATGCCGCCGGGAGCAGTCTTTAATGCGTTACTAGCTATCCCAGCATCGGTTGGTGCCCCTGCGCCGCCGGCTCCTCCGTATTCAGAATTACCACCTCGTGTATTCATTGGCGATGATGATATTCCTGAAGGGGCGCCAAATCCCCCGGTCCATCCAGTAACATCCCATGGCCATGGTTTTGCTCCCGCCGGCCTCACATCGGAGGAGAAATATTGTATACCTTGGTCGACCAACGCAGTATCAGCAATACTGATCCTATAGTCGCGCTCGCCGGTACTTAACGGAGGAATTCCTTGTTTTGCTTTGACGTATGATCCGAATGTAGTGTCTCCGCCATATAACCCATTAACTTGTGAGTCACCAGAATTAGCAACCACAGACGCGCCTCCGGCGCCAACAGTAACGGATACTACGGATAGAATTTGTGATGCTAATACTAACCCGTTTGCATAATTTCCGCCAGGTCCACCGCAACCTACACCGCCAGAATATGATATACAACTAGCGCGACCACTTGCGCCTCCTGCCCAGCATTCTATAAAATATCCCAAAGCATCTTTATAATTTGCCGGATCAAAAGTACCTGAAACCTGGAATTCAATTATTTCTAGACGGTCCGACCAATTAGAAACTATATCACCTAGAAGAGCAAAACCTAGAGGATTCTCGGTTCCAAGAAGAGCCGCTAATCCGATAGCCGAAGACTTACTCATAAAAATCACACCTTCGTAATCGAAGTAAGTTGCTCGCCGGTGTAATTCAATGTATATGTAATAGAACGTCCACCGTCTAAATCATTTGTAACCACTGTGACAGACGTCAAAACTGAGGAAGTATAACCAAACGTAGCTGTCATAACATCAGCAGTATCCGCATTATTACGAATTTTAACAGTACTGATTGAGCCATCGCCGCCATAAGTCATTATGGTTTTACCTTTATTCGTTGCTACGAAAGGCACACCAACATACATCGGTTGGTCACCGTTAGTACCATAAATGCGTTTAATCACATTAGATAGACTGAGCATCGTAGCTTTAACGTTTTGCGAAAGCGCTTCGTTGTAAAGAACCATCTCATCAGAATTAAGAATGTCTGATGAGGATATAGAAGAAAGATTATGAATTTCAGCAGACCCATATCCTATTGGGCCTCTAACATTACCCGCGTCGATAGTGCTTCCCTCTTTAATATCTAGAATAAGATTATCACCATCAATGTGAGCACCAACGACCATCTCGTTGATAAACTCCAGCATTTTTGCTGCTGTATAACCAGTTACGGTAGCCATCAGTCCTCCTCACCGGGTGTATCCCAGATATTGTAACGTTCTCCATCCAAATATCGTGCATTAATCTCGTCAATGGTGAATCTTCCGGAAGATTCTACATGACTAACGTTGTCATACTTAGAGTAAGCCGTCCATGTGCCATCGCCGTTGTCGGTAACTGACCAAACAGTCCAATTTGCAATCAAATCTACAAAGTCGGCAATTGGCGGGAGATGCGGTTGCTCCGTATCACTACCGTAAAGCCAGTTTCCCATATCATCTAAAAGATGATAATTGATGTGACGGCTATCAAATATGATGTGTGCAGTTGGCCGGAAACCTGGAAGTACTTGAGGAGCTCCAGCTGCAATATTCCATGTGAAATGTTGAGGCGCAACAGTCTTTTGCCATGTCTCATATGCTCGGTCCGCTGGGGTTGCTGTCAAGTTATAGACAATATGCAACTTGTATGCATGACTTGTACCGTCGATGTCGTTGCCTATGCCTGACCGATACGACAAACCAAACACCTTTTGGATCTGATTATCCAGAAACATCCCATTACCCACGACACCTACGCCATCGAATGGTAGGAACTCATCGGGGTATGTAAAAGCTTCCAGAGTTGCTTTATAGTCTGTCGCAGCCGGCAAATCGATGTACTTTACACCGTCAATGTAATACGGTGCTGATCCGGCATCACTCCTAGTCTCCTTGACAGAAATTAACCCGTTCCAAGGACACCATTGACGAAAGCACCAGTATCGTCCGGTATGTAGAGAACACCTCGCGTGACTCCCGCTTCAAATGTGCGTGCTCCGACTTCATCCCACTTGATTCTAGCCATGCGATACCTCCTAACCAGAAGTTCCGAGCTGTTGACGTCTCTGAGCATTCAGCTCTCGGTTGCGTGCTGCTATTTGTGCACGTGTCATCTTCTGCGGTTTCGCAGACTTGATGTTGCAAATGCGGATCAGATTGAAAAGTCGGTTAAGATGCCAAGTCTCAGCTTCGAATGGGATCGTGAATGTAACCATCCAGTAGTAAATCAACTCCGAAGTGATGATTTGCCTACTCTTAGGCGCTCCCGGAGACTCATTAAACCAGGTAGCCGACCTCTTAGCATCGATGTACTCTTGAACAGCATCGAAATTCTGCTTTGTAAACCTTGAGAAGACATCTGGGGAAACGCCAGGGGAAATTACCATGCACTTGACGTACCCTAAGATCTCCTCATTTGTCTTCTCACCTTTCTCAAGAAAGGGCTTCTCAAAAATTGACTCCCATTTTGAAAGTGAGACCAAGGAATGCTCTAGCTCCAACTCGACGTCTCCAATAGTTATGAATTCCTGCTTGGAATCGTCGAAATACTCTTCCCCTGGAACTGTAATCTTGAGCATTCCTTGGCCTCCTCTCAATTTCTTGCTGTTTAGTACTCAAACAGCCAATCGTCGTCCACAACCGGCGGGAACTTGTAGCCCTTGTTGGGCCGAGCCACGACGACCGTGTCCTCCGTGATGACTACCGAGCCACTGACCGCCTTGCCGTCGATGTAGTATGTAACACCGGCGACAGTCGGAATGGTAATGGTATGCGTGCCATCGTCATACGTCGGCTCAGTCGGGGTGACCTCGGTGACCGACCCGCTGAAGAAGGCGATGACCTCATCCGGCGTGGGAAGTCGAGGGTCGGTACCAGACGACCCATACAGCTCAGCCTCGAGGGCTGCCAGGGCCGACGCATCCACCTTGGTGGAGTCGATGGTCAGGCTCGCCGTCGGATCCAGGTCACTCACGGAAACCGGAGTGGTCGTGATCTCCCAGCTAAAGCTGATTGCCTCAGGCGAATCGTTGATCGTGGCGAAAGCCTTCTCGGACGGAGCCGCCTGGCAGCCGTAGACGAGATGCAGCTTGTAGCCGTGATCGTTGCCATCGATGTCGTTTCCGACCTTGGTACGGTAGCTGAGGCCAAATGTCTTGCGAGTCTGCTGACCAACAGAGACACCCGGCGTCGGCTGCTGTACACCATCGAACTGCAGGAATTCATCCGGATAGGTGAATGCCTCGATGGTCGCACCGAACTCCTCGGCAGAGACGAGGTTGAGGTACTTGATGTTGTCTGCATACTGAGGCGAGGACTCTGCACCCGACGGCGACTCGGTGACGGTCGTCAGACCATTCCAAGCCACACCGTTGGTGTAGACGCCCTGAGCATCAGGAACGTACAACACACCATGGTCAACGCCAGTTTCGTAAATGCGCTCACCTTGCTTGTCCCAAACAAGCTTAGCCATTGTTTTTCCTTCCTAAAAGAAGAGATTGAAGACATCGTGATTGAGATTATCTGCGACGAAAAACCTCTGATAGGTGCACATCGGCAGTAATCCGACCTTGCCCGGAATCTCACTGTCCGGATTCTGATCAATGACCGTAACCTGATACCGTTTAGTATTCTTGTACGGCCCATTGTTCGCGAAATCCGTCTGAGCGTAATCCCGTTGATAAATTATGCAAGGATATTGCAGCTTTAAATTCTCTGGAGGTTGGAAATATACGTTAGGTGTTATCCCCACCAGAAGATTCTGTAGTTCCTGACGCGGTCGGCCCATTGTAAACACCTCCTAGCCGCAATAGTAGGCGGGGACGCTGAACTTCGACATCTGAGACGATCCACAACGTCCCCGCCCACCGAATATAACGCATGGCAAAGAAGTGCTCATTGGCATATGCATCAGCCACGATGCTGATTGAGTTGCTTACGGAAATATCAGCGTTGATCTTGTCATCCGCGTCCAACTTCCGTACATTCCGAACCACGTCGCCGTAGTAGTTGCGCTCGGTGATCTCATCCACCCAGATACCAGACCCAGCAGGACTTTCTTTTGATTCACCGAATCCAATGTTGCCATAGAACTTTGCCATGGTTTACCTCAAATCACTCAGCCAGCGGTGTAAGTGAAATTCCAGCTCGTCGTAGCACCGGTCTCGATGTAGTAGCCATCGTCAGCCGTTGCATCAACCGTCGAATCCTCTGTGATCACGTGAGCACCGGCATTGGCCTCGATACCATTGATCGTGTATGTGACACCGGTTGCGGTCGGGATCGTGATCGTGTTGGTCTCAGCGTCGAAAGTCGGCGCCGTCGGCGTAGCCTTCGTACCACTTGCACGCCAAATGGCCAGAGCTCGCTTGTGCTGGGTAAGCGCACCAGACATACGTCCCTCAATGAGGTACTTGTACTGGTTGTAGTCGATATCGAAGTCATCGAACGTGGTGATCTCACCACCCTTGTCCGTGCCGATCGAGTAATCGCTCATGTTGACCATGACGCCGAGAAGCGCAGTGTGCGTATCCTCGTCTTCCACGTTCTCCATGATGTCGACGGGCACGATGTTGCTCACGCGAAGCGCAGACTCGAGCTCAGCCTGAGTCGGGTAGAGACGACGCCCCATCTTGTCTTTCAGAAGGAGCAGATCAGTGACCAGATCTTCGGTCGTGTAGAGCGTCGGGTTACCCGAGCCCTTGTAGTACTTCCGAGCACGCAGAACAGCCTCGATCAGCGACTCGCCAGCAGTATTGGCGGAGACATTGATCTTGTGCGTGTAGAAATCGTCATCCTTGGCGATCGGACGAATCTTGTTCTCGTCGATCTTGTCCGGATTCGGCTCGCTGTTGACCTCGACAGGACGGCCATCACCCACGAGGATCGCACGAGCGATTTCCTCACGGAGCATGAACCGCATCTCCTGCCAAATCCAGTTGACAACGTCGAATTCGGTGATGTCGACAATGTCGTCACGATCCAGCTTCTGCTTCTTGTAGATCGTGGTCGGCGTGGTCTCTCGTCCGGAGATCGCGAAGTACTGCTCCTTCTTCATGTTCCCCTTGATGTAACCCTGAGCACGAGCCGTGTCATAGGTCAGATCAGCCGAACGAGACTTGATGCGCGCGAACGGGAGCTTACGGGCGCCATTGAGGACACCGTCTACCCACTCGTTCTTCCGAGTAAGCCATTCCGGAGCGCCGTTTACAGTTTTGGCATCCGGGAACAGCGTTTCGATGTTGGTGATGCCGTAATCGCCCGCGTGAGCGATGATTGCAGCCTTCAACGACCCGCCATGCTTGAAGTCATCGAATACGGAATGCTTGAACTCCTCGAGCTGCGAGTGAGTAAGCGTCGTGCCCTTGATGACCCCTCCGGTGTCTTGCTGCTCGAAGACGTTCTTCGACATTTCGTTTCCTTCCTCATGGGAGAGTGAGTCGTTCTTCTCTTCATCTTCGTCGTTATCGTCGGAATCAGAGTGTTCCGCGTTCTTGTCATCCGAGGCCTCTTCGAGAGCCTGGCCAACCATATAAGCGACGACGTTCTGTTGCTCTTCAGTCATGGAGTCATAGACATCCTTGACCGTCTTGTCCTTGTCCGCCACGTTATCGTCCTCCTCATCGGAATCAGCGTGTTCAATTTGGAGACCGGTAGTGATGATTGCCTCGAACTCGTCTCCGTCGTCGTCATCGCTGTGGGCGAAATTGACATAATCGATCGTGGCACCGGGATTAGCCCCCGAAAGGACCAGACTTACTTCACGGATGACTCCGTGGAAAACATTCTTCGCGCGCTCGATCAGCCGATTGGCGTAAATCGAAAGCATAGTGATGTCTTCATGCTTGACAAGGGCTTTCGCACTCTGACCCCATTCGGTGTCGTTGAAGAAACCCTTAGCGTAAACACCATCTTCTCGGTATTCCAGCTCAGCGTGACCCAGAATATTCTGCGGACTTCCATGGCCGTGCTGCCAACCAACGGAACACGTCTTGCCATGCATGTCTTGAATGCGTCTGGCATGATTGTACGTCCGTCGG